TATCTCTTGTATGTGAATAGTTAATTCGTCACATAAGTCTTTGTCGTACCATAAATTTTCCATAATTCCTCCTAAAGAATTAATTAGTTATCTGTTTCGCCCTAACAGGCATCATCAGAACAGGCACACACCTGTTGACAGATAGGGGATACTTATTAGGCATCCCCCATAATTATTTACTTCACCTCCTCTGCTTTTGCATATTCTCTCAGACGTTCTTCATCCTCTCTCATAAACTTCACCCACCTTGCTACGTTCTGTTTATGTCTTATGTTGCTTGCTCTCACATAGTCTTTGAATTCATCAAAATCAATACTAAGTGATTTGAGTAATTCATAATCAGATAGTTGTACTTCCATATCCCTATCTACATAAAGCTGAGTTAAAGCTTCATAAGTTTTTCTTGTTGCTTTTGCCATAATTCCTCCTAAAGAATTAATTGGTTAACTGTTTCTGCTTTCGCTTCATCAGGCAAGGTACACACCTTGCGACAGTTGGAGAACTGTCCCCAAAGTTTCAAAGTATGTTTCTTTAATGTTACGTTCCAATCAGGTAACTCTCGTTAGCTGACAACATACTCATCCCCTTTGGGATTTGTGGGTCTTGCTTCTTCAGTTACCTTGCACATAACTTTTACACTCTCCTCTTACACCCTCATTGGGGGTTACACTAGCCACTTTCTTAGGCGGATTCAGTTGCGATCTTCACTTATATTTGAACCTAATCGCATCCTACTTCTAGAACCTTCAACCCCTCGTGGGATTGGCGAAGCTTTTAAAGAGGGTCATCCGTTTGCTCTGTGAAATCTATTCTACTCTTCTTGTCATCATTTGCAACACCTTACTTGTCTGCATAAGTGAGAGCATCTTGCGAGCGTTCCAATAGAACCTGTGACGAGTTAATATTCTTCCTATGAAAGACCAAGACAAACCAAAGCTAGAGATAGTTAAAAAGAAAGAACAACTCACCATAAAACAACGAGCCTTTGTCGATGAAATTATTAAGGGCAAGTTAGGTAGTTACAAAGAAGCCTATGCAAAGGTTTATGACGTAGCTTTAACCAAGGAAGGGAAGATACCTAAATGGGTAGAGGTAGAAGCTAGCAAGCTTGTTGCTAACCCTAAGATTGCACTTAGCATACAGAAGGCTATAGAGAGGAAAGAAGCTTCAGCAGTTGCATCTAACCTACGTATAAAGAACTATGTTTTGGAACGACTATACAAAGAGAGCCAAGAAGCCGACTCAGACTCTAGCAGAGTGCAAGCACTACATTTGTTAGGCAAGACAGTAGCCTTATTCTCAGATGTGGTAGAGACAAAGGAAGCAAGAACCACAGATCAGATAGAGGAAGAGATAGAGGAAAGGATATTGGCACTTCTAGAAGAGGATAATCAGTAACCGATCAGCACACCCACAGACGTACCCATACGTGCGACCCAAACAGAGGTGCATGTGCATGTGTGTGAGAGCGACCTAATAAGAAGAGACAAATCTCAGCAAGTACCACCCTATTTTTGAGCCAGCTTCTCGCGTACCCCCACCCCCCTGTGCACCCGCACGCTTGTGTGTCATACATACATAGTGATTTGCACATAGAATCATAACTATTCCCAACTAACTTGCATTTTGCTATCATTGTTTTTATGTATCCCACCCCCCTATTTCCAGATAAAGTCTTGGGACTCCTAGACCCGAAAAAAAATGTTGCAATTTTTTGTGAAGGGGTGCATAGTTGTATGATCTGTAGGTACTACTACCTAGTTAATAACTGTTCTAGTAAGTTTCTAGGTACTAGTTATTATCTCTTCCAGTTACTTTCTAGTATTTTGTTTAGTATTTTATTAGTAACTAGTTATATACTAGCTAGATGAGTAGTGTTCTAAGTAAGATACAAAGCTTATCAGTAGATGAGAAAGAAGAACTACTGAATCTATTAGAGGAACTTGAAGACGCTAAGTCTCGGGAACTATGTAGCTCCAAGTTCCTCACCTTTGTTGGAGAAATGTGGTCTGCCTTTATACATGGTAAACACCATGAGATTATGGCGGAAGCTTTTCAAAGGGTTGCGGATGGTGAACTTAAAAGATTAATCATCAATATGCCCCCTAGACATACGAAGTCTGAATTTGCATCGTATCTTCTACCTGCGTGGTTTTTAGGAAGATATCCCGACAAGAAGATTATTCAGACTGCCCATACCGCAGAGTTAGCTGTAGGATTTGGTAGGAAGGTTAGAAACCTTGTAAACAGTAAAGACTACAAACAGATATTCCCTGATGTCAGTTTGCAAGCAGATAGCAAGGCAGCAGGAAGATGGAACACCAACAGGGGAGGGGAATACTTTGCGATAGGTGTTGGCGGTGCGGTAACAGGTAAAGGTGCGGACTTATTAATCATTGACGATCCGCATAGTGAGCAAGAGGGTGCGAGCTCAGATATAAATGTTTTCAATCGAACTTACGAATGGTACACCTCAGGTCCACGACAAAGGCTACAACCAAAAGGAGCTATAGTTGTGGTTATGACGAGATGGCATCAAAAAGACCTAACAGGTCAAGTAGTTGATGCGTCTATCAAAAGAGGCGGAGCAGACCAATGGGAAGTCATAGAATTACCCGCTATACTTCCTTCAGGCAATCCTCTATGGTCTGAGTTTTGGAAACTTGAAGAACTAGAAGCTCTTCGAGCAGAACTGCCCGCATCTAAGTGGTCAGCACAATATCAGCAAGACCCTACTGCTGAAGAAGGTGCTTTAGTTAAAAGAGAGTGGTGGCAAGATTGGGAGTACAATGAACCTCCTCAATGTGACTTTATTATACAATCTTGGGATACTGCATTTTTAAAGACTCAAAGAGCAGACTACTCAGCTTGCACTACTTGGGGTGTATTCTACAAAGAGGATAAAGAAGAAGGCTCTGTAGTGCCTAATATAATACTACTAGATGCCTATAAAGAAAGATTAGAGTTTCCAGAGCTAAAGGTAGTGGCTATGGATAAGTATAAAGAATTTAAGCCTGACGCTTTTATTGTTGAGGGCAAAGCTGCTGGTATGCCATTAATATTTGAATTAAGACAAATGGGTATCCCAGTTCAAGAATATACACCCAGTCGTGGAAACGACAAGATATCAAGGGTGAATGCAGTTTCAGATTTATTTGCTTCAGGTGTGGTCTGGTGTCCTAGAACACGATGGGGTGAAGAAGTTATAGAGGAGTTTGCAGCGTTTCCTAATGCAGAGCATGACGATTTAGTAGATAGCAGTACGCAAGCTTTATTAAGATTTAGACAGGGAGGATTCGTTCCGCTTTACTCAGATGAAGAGGATGAACCTTTAGAACATAATCGCAAAGCAGATTATTATTAATGAAAATTTATATAACTTCTTTTATGCATAATGGTATTGAATATGCAGGACCAAACATTCATGCTGATTCATTTGATTCTGCTGATATCATAGCGAAAGAACAAAATTTAACAGTATGTGGAGAACTTACAGAAATACTGCAAGACAATATCAATGAAGAGTTAAATGATAAAATATTACATTAGGAGTTTATATTGGCTATAGAAAAACCAGCTACACCTATAGATGGCTTGATAGAAAAAGAGCCTGAAGAGGAAATTAACATTGCAATAGAAAATCCCGATGCTGTAGCTATTTCCACAGAAGATGGAGGTATGGTTATAGACTTTGATCCGCAGGAAGATAAACCTGAATCAGAGTTTGGCAGTAACCTTGTAGACTTTATAAGTGAGTCTGAACTAGATCGCATGGGTTCTGATCTAGTATCTCAGTTTAATATGGACAGAGATTCTAGAAAGGAGTGGGAAGAAACCTACACAAAAGGATTAGATCAACTAGGTTTAAAGATAGAAGAAAGAACTCAGCCTTGGAATGGAGCATGTGGTGTATTCCATCCTATGTTATCTGAGGCAGTTATTAGATTTCAGTCTCAAGCTATTGCAGAGATATTTCCTGCTGGTGGTCCAGTTAAAACCAAGATAGTTGGAAAAATAACAGACGATAAAGAAAAGCAGGCTCAAAGAGTAGAAGACTATATGAATTACCTTCTCACTCACGAGATGGCTGAATACAGAACAGAAACAGAGAAGCTATTATTTTCTTTACCCTTGGCAGGTTCAGCATTTAGAAAAGTTTATTACGACCCTAATCTAGGAAGACCTAGCGGTATATTCGTTCCTTCAGAGGATGTAGTTGTTAACTATGGTGCTAGTGATCTAGATACTTGTGATAGAGCAACTCACGTTATGCGTATGTCTTTTAATGATATTCGTAAGATGCAGGTCAATGGATTCTATCGTGATGTAGAAATAAATAACGGAAGCAGAACGTATTCAGATGTACAAGAGAAGTATGATGAGTTAACTGGCGAGATGCAGAACGATGCTTATGATCAAAGGCATACTGTATTAGAGATGCAAGTTAATCTTGATTTAGTAGGTTTTGAAGATGAATCCAATGGAATGCCTACAGGTATAGCGTTGCCTTATGTGGTAACAATAGATTATCCATCAGGAATTATTTTAAGTATTCGTAGAAACTATTATGAAGATGATCCTCAAAAGAAAAGAAGATCACACTTCGTACACTATCAATACCTACCTGGTATAGGATTTTATGGGTTTGGTTTGATACACATGATAGGCGGACTTGCTAAATCAGCTACTAGCCTATTAAGACAACTAGTTGATGCAGGAACATTATCTAACTTACCAGGTGGCTTAAAGGCTAGAGGTTTGCGTATAAAAGGAGATGATACTCCTATAATGCCTGGTGAGTTTAGAGATGTAGATGTACCTGGTGGTGCAATCAAAGATAATATTACTTTTTTACCATACAAAGAACCATCAGGTACTCTCTACTCACTTCTGCAAAATATAGTTGAAGAAGGTAG